TTTCTCGTTTATCGTATCTACAAATAATGTTGACATGACTTATCCTACCAGTTGTCCGCGAAAATATGCGTATCTGTAAGCAGCATTAGCGTAAGCATCAGTCCCGTTATCCGACTTTGCGTAAATAGAGATATAGTCATTAACGGCTAGTGTGGCGTAGACACAATACTCTCCGTTTGTGCCGTATGCGCCACCTGATGGCTCTACTCGCAATTCAAACTCATTGAGACTGCTTCCATTTTTGTAAAATCTAAACCGATAAACGGTGGAACTAGTATTAGCAATTGATGCTACTGCAAAACTATAAGTCCCAGCGACAGGTACAGTAAACCTACCTGTCGATGTATTGTAGTGACCTCCCACATTTACAAGAGCGGTGCTAAAAGACGTAAGTTCAGCATAGCTAGTTGTCAAACCAATAGTGCTATCGGCAACAGCCATAAAAATTGGTTTAGTTGGCTGAGTCACCCGACCACTGCTATCAATCGTAAGGCCGTCTGTTGTCGAACCCGCCGCCCTAATCTTATCTACATTCAGTATCGAAGCCATTTATGCCTCACAGTATTGTCAGATTACCGTTGACGGTAATTGTAGTTGATGAGCTTATAGTCAGCGGACCAATAGCTAATGCGTTCTTGGTTGATGCTATTGTAGTGTTTTCACTCACACTTTGTCCATTGGTGCGAAATACAGCCGTATCAACTGTGGTATTAGTTGTTTGAAATTGTGTGGCTGTAATCTCACCCGCAAATGTACCACCACTAGACTTGCTAACTGTATCAGTAACTGTAAAAGCACGGAAGGCGCGAATGACTAACTCATCGTTAACAGCCGCACCAGATGCTAGTGTAATTGTATCCCCGTTACTGGGGGTAAAATCTGTACTGTCGAGATGTACACCGTTTAGGTATACGTCTACATCGTTACCAGAAAAGGCCAATATCGCACCGTTAGCATCCGCACCTGTAAATGCGGTTTGACTTGCTGTTGCTGTGTACTTGAACAACGCCATTGCAAAACTAGTAGGCTGGTCTACGGCACGACCAAAAAAGCGCACGGTAATTACATCGCCATTAGCTGGCGCGGCAGAGAAGGTTAGTGTTGTTCCTGACGCTGTGTACGCTTTGCCTATTCCTGGCTCTTGCACTACGTTACCGATTGTTACAATTAGTGCCTCGCCACTTACGACACTTTGCGCTAACGTAAACGCAGTTGCGCTTCCATTACCCGTAAACCTTTGGAAGGTTATGTCGCCTACATTTGGATCAATGCCTATGTACGCCATTTACTTTTCCTATTGGTATCCAATGCGGACATAACTGTTAGCATCATCATAAGTACCAGCCGTTCTTGTAAACCTTACTTGTGTTAGTTCCGCAGAAAGTGTTTTAAAGCCTCGTAAATTATTTAAATAATTTGGATCACTATCATCTTGTAAAAAAGCCGCTTGGCAAAACCATTTATTTCCATGCATTCTAAACAGTTCACCAGCAAAAGTTAAAACATTACTAGCGTTTGTCCACTGGCTTGCACTCCAAGATGAAGCAGTAGCAGAACTACCCCCGTAATTAGAAGATGCAGATAAACCTACAAACGTATCTTGGTATGCATAACCTGATGTTTCAATACCACCGCTATCACCAATTTGGATTGCAGGAACACCATTCACTGAACCGCTTGCTCTATATATAGAAAACTTAATGATGTTTGTACCGCTAGGTATTCCCGTAAAATCTACTGAACTTTGCCCATTGAGTGCTTGAATTGCAGGAAACGTAAATCCTCCATCGGTTCCTGTTACAGTACCAGTAAACGCAAAAGTATCGGCAAGGTTGATGCTTTGAGACCGTATTTTGCTTAATGGCATTTCAAACTCCTATCCCACCAAAAACCCACTAAAATTGCCGTGTCCTTTTGCTTGCCAACTTGTATCCCCATTAACGTACACGACATTTTTTACCTCTACCCCAGCCGATAATGAAAACAAAGCTGACCCTGAAAAAGAATAGTATCCCTGCATTGCAGTAGAATGTGCTACATTATAGGCATCGTCACTTGCGGTTGAGCCATCAAAGGATAAATTAGCAATAGCAAAACTACCGCCCTGTGCGTCATCTAAACGCAAAATATAGCTAAACTGATATAAGCCAGCCACAGGTGTGGTAAAAGCGTAAGTGCTTGTATTATAGTGACCGCCTATATTTATAGGTGCTGTGTCCCAAGGATAAACAACATACGCATCAGCTGTTGTTTGGTTAGAGGCACTTGCACGGGTCGCCTTAAAAGCTGGCCTAGCTGGTGTAAGTATTCGCCCACTGCTATCAATCGTCATAGCTGTATTAGTGCCGCTACTGTCCTTAATCGTTGGAACATTCAAACTAGTAAACGTACCTGTGGTAGCGGACAATGCCTGATTAGGGTCATGCTCCAGCCGTGTTGTTACTTCTGCCTGACCGCGATAGATAACGTACACGTTACCTGTGCCTAATGGCGGAGCCTCGTCAAACGTCAGAGTAGTTCCTGTGGCTGTGTATGACTTACCAGAGCCAGGTTCCTGCTGCACGTTGTCAACGAATACCTCAAGCTCTTCACCAGTGTTTACAGCGCGGTTAAGTGTAAACGCGGTCGCCGAACCTGTGCCGTTAAAGGACTGGCTCGTTGTCTTTGTTAACTGCTTATTCGGTTGTGCGCCGATATATGCCATTATCCTGCTATTTCCATTACATAAAAAGTTGATGAGGCGCGAGAATAATTATTAGAACCTCGCCTGTTTATGTACCATGTTGTGCTACCTGCTGTAACCACACGCCATTGCAATTTATAAACTAATGTGCTGGTAGAATTAGGGCTATCAATAAACAAATGGCTTCTTGGGGCGTAAAAAGCAGTTGAGGCATAGTAATGTTGATTAAATACATTAATAGTGTCTGCGCCAGACCCTTGTCCAACCTCCGTACTATCTCTTAAAAGTTTCATAAGGCATCCAACATTGGCATTAGTGCTACCCATCATACCTATTGAATACTGAATTAATATTTTACTACTTGTTGCTCTTGGGGTAATTGTTGCAGTTGCAAATGGAATATCCGCAAAGGTTGCGGTATCCGTGCTTACAACATCAGTTGATACACTTGATACCACTTGCAAAACAGGGCCAGCAGATAATTGATTTGCACCTATCGTACTTAATGCCATCAAGTAATCTCCAGCACAGACAGTGTAACATCCGCCGCTGATGCTTGGCTCGCTGTTATTCTTAAGATGTCGGAAGCATTCATCACAATCTTTTGGTCGCCACCAACTGCTACCAGTGACGAGCCAACAGGGACAATAGCTGACTTTACAATATGTACATTGTCTCCATCGTTATTAATAAGCTGTACGTTTACCGTGATTGAAGCTGCTAATATGTTGGCAATGTTTAAGCCGATGATTGTTGTTTCTGTTGCGCTGGGGCAGGTGTAAACATCTGCGTTGGATGTCCCTACTGCGGTGTCTGTAAATGTTTTAAATGCGTTAGCCATTTTTCTATCCCAATGCTATTGCGAATGCCAATGCATTCGGGTCTTGCTCTGTAAAATTCTGCGCTACATTACTCGCATTGTTAAATATCATCTTTTCTGCTGGCAACGTGCAAAAAATAGTGCGAGTGCCTGATGTCCAGTTAACAGCGGCATCGGAGTTGCTAGACTGCAATATTGTGGTACGGGCCAAGGTTGTACCAGATGCAGTGTAGGTGCCGATACCTATCTCAAAGTCAGTTCCGTCTGTGCAGCAATAGTATGTGGTGTTTGAATTACCTATTTGACTGAAAGCTTCAAAACCACCTACTGCACCAGCAAGCGTATAAGTGCCTGTGCCAGTGGTAGTCGTGGTTTCTTTTATTCGGTCTTTCAGAACAAGAGCCATTACTTCAATTCAATAGTCAAGTTGTTTGAGTTAATACGGAAAACATCACCTGTAGCAATTGTTTTTGAAGCATCTAACGCACCAATAAACAATATATTTCCACTACTCGCTGCATCTGCAATAAATGCGTGTGTCACAACATTGGAACCACTAGTTGATGCTGGAAACTCAAAGTTATTAGTATTTTTTATCGTCTGTTGATCTGTGCTAGAGCTTGCTAAAGTCCAGTTTGCCGCAGTAATTTGAACTCTTGCATAACTGCCAAAATTAGCTTCAGTTAAAGAGCCAGCTTCTGCGTCAGAAACTGCCGTTGCAAGACCAACATAAATGCTGTCTCCTGGTGAAGCAAAAGTCACACCACCAATAGCTGCGTTGTTTTTAAAAATAAAATTGAGCAGTCGATGCTCAAGATATGTGGTTGCTGCATTACTCGTTGCCATTTGTTACTCCTAAGTCCTTGGCCTATCAGGTAGACCCCTGCGATATGCATCTGAGTTTTCTCTAGCTTCTGCTAAATCTTTCAGACGCTGAACTTCCTGCGCAAACCTTTGTTCGTACAGTTGCATCATATCAGGCTCACCTTTCATATATGTATACGCTTCTACAAGCGAGCCGTAAAGAAGAGCGTTAGGGGCGTTTTCACTTAACCATGATTTCGCAGAATCTGCGCCAGCAGTAATACTTGCGGGTCTATAGTAATAGTGTAGCTCTACTGTGTAGTTGCTATCTGGTGTTGGGCCAACTATAAAATTATCGATATCATAAATACCGTAATATTTTGGAAGTGTGTTAGAAATACTTTTATTATATTCTTGAATATAGTTTACATCTTTTATTAAAAGAAATCTTTCATTATTTGCAGTTGTTATTCTAAAAGAAAAAGGAGCTAAAAAATCAGTTGGACAGCTCAAAAAAGGATCATTATTACTTAAAGCGGATGTTGCATTTTTACGAAACAACTCAAGATCTACAACAGAAAAAATACGATCTTCTGCGCCGCGAATAAACACAGGAAGGTTTGTAACAAAAGACGTCTCAGTGTTTTCTGAAAAATCTTGTACAGCTTGTTTAAGTTGTGCGTATGTAAATGACATTTTTTGTTCGCTATACTATTGTTATATTTCCGACCATGCTACTGTGGTTAGTGCATTGATACACTAATGATGTATCACTAGGTTCATGTGGCACAATAAACTGAGTTAACCCTGCAGTGCTATTAAAATTTTCAGTAACTCCTGTTGTAAAAGCAGAGCCGCCATCAGATGTTCGTATCTGCAAAGGATGACTTCCAACATAAGTAGAATTATCAATTAAATATGTGTGACCCTTATAAAAGGTAAAGTTAGGATTATTGCCAGCAGTAGCACCAGGACCAGAAAAGGTATAGGCAGACCCATTAGCCGCTGTTGTTGTATATTTAGTTGTAGGACCACTGACTTCATCATTAAGTCTTATCCAATTACCACCGTGAGCAAAATACATTCCACCATTTGCATGAACATGAGCAATCGCACCATGATAAGCCGATGCACTAGGCAAATCAGTTAAAGCAGCATAGTAAAAAACAATAATGTTTGAGCCAGAGTTAACATTAATAAGACCGTTTGTGTCGATAATATCAGTTAAAGCTGTACCGTTCCCCAACGCATTATAGATTTCGTTGAAGTTGTCATTTATCTTATCTGCTCCAATACGAAGAGTATCACCCGTTCCATCATTTGCAGCAGAGCCAATTCCTACTGTTTGTTTTGCCATTTAGCCCTCGTCAAAAGTCTTAGTTGTCGAATCTAGTTTGATATTTGATGAGTCAAACGTTGTCGCTGGTGAAGGTAAAACTCCCGACCCTATACCAACAGTTGCATTTTTACCGCCACCTTGGACGCCTCCTACTGTTGCTGTATCTCCAGCAATAGTAATTGTATATGAGTTTTCATCAATAACGGTAATAGCATAACCTGAAGAACGCTCAATATTTACTTTTGTAAAACCATCAAAACTTGTAACTTTTCTAAACCGAACCACATCACCCGTAGTCCTATTGTGTGACGGCTCAGTAACAGTTAAAACTGGTGATCCTGCTGTACCCGTTTTAAAACAGTTAGGTCTTAATAAACGAATAACCGCAGGCTCTGTACGGTCTGGTCTAGCTTCTTTTAATGCTTGAGGGTCGTCCCCTACAACACTTGGTTCTAATTGTGGGTGTTTTGCTTCATATTCTGAAATATGAACAATAGCACCGTTCCATTCTTTTATTCTTTCAGAATAAGGATATGCAACCCCACTACGATCAGAAATAAACTTTGCATGTTTTCCAGAAGTATATGCCATTATGCAATAATCCTAGGAACTAAACGTAAATTAGTGCGATCTCTATCTTCTGTTGCTGCTCTCGCAAATTCTTCGTCATACACCCCTTTTAAAAGATTAACACGATCAGGAGAAACTTTCATGCTTAAATAATAAGCTAATCCAGAAACTAAACATGGATAAAATCTAAATGGAACATCAAAATCATTATTATAATCATCTGCGTCGTCTATTCGTACGAGACGATAATAAATAATTTGATCTGTTGAGTTTTCTGGCGTTGCCCATAAATACAAGACAGGGTTTACTTGACGATCAACGAAAAATTGAGAAGGTCTACCTTGAGTTGTTTTATTAGGTAAATGAAGATAATCTGCTCTTGACATTCTTGTCATTGTTACATCAGTATTATTCCGACGTAAAACCATCTCTAAAATATCAACAGTTTCTATACCTAATGTGTAGTTAGACGTACCTTGTGTTAGCGTCGTAGTTACTTGTTCTAAACTAAATAGGTTAACTCCTCTATTAGCCCATTCTGCTAACATTAAATTTAAAGAACGCCTAGCTGTCCTTAAAGAATAACCTGTACGAACTTCTACACCACAACGCTCATAGGCTTCTTCTATGGCGTCAGAAACGTCAATATTAAAGTTTTTAGAACCTGATACAGCCATTATTCATCCTTCGCATATAAATTGTCGAAGATCTGATTCACGTCCATTGTATAGTCTAAATCTGATTTTGAATAGTGTATATGCTGTGATGGACGAAAATCTGGTGGACCTTCTCCCGTTGCAAACCAAGCAGGATGTGTAACACGCACTCTATTATTTGGTAATGCTACAATATTTCCTGTCCATTTTCCTGCATCTAAAAGCTCTAAAACATGACTTTGTTTATGCTGAGCAGGATCGTCTGCTACCTCGCTTTCAGTATAATCGACTGTAAAATAATATTTTGCAGGAAAAAACTGACCGTCTATTTTAGCAAGCCAAGGACATGGATGCGCACGATCTAGACGATAAACAGCATGTGTGTGAGACATACAATCCCAAGGTTGAGCAAAATGAACAGGCATAGGCTCAGGCCATTTATCAAAAGGTGTATCGCCAACTAACGCTGTAATTGGCATTCTTGCCCACATTGCGCCACCGTGGACATTAGGTTCATCAGTATCATCTACCTCGAAACCTGTAAATAATACTTGAAAACTTAAACAACGACTTGGCATCGTTGTTACTGCAATAGCCATTGCGTGTAAAAACTCACCGTGGTATTTTGCGTGGTTATGCGTGTACTCTCTACGCACCCAGCATTTAAAGTGCGTAATGTTACTTTGAAGATAAGGCAATTTACTTGTTAGCCTTAACTCTTTTTATAGCTGCATTAAGACCGCCAGCTGATCCACCTTTAGAGCGTTTTTTAACACCGCCCATTGCACCACCTTTAGCCATGCCTTTTGGTCTACCACCACCCATCATTCTAGATACAGCTTTATCGTCCATATAGCCGCCAGTAGCCATTGCAGTGACATCAACCATTTTTCCTGGATTTAGTTCTTCGACATTAATCTCAGCCCCACCAGCAGCACCGCCTTTTTTCATTTTTTTAACGCCGCCTCTGTAGCCGCCTTTTGCCATACCCTTTTTCTTCATCATGACTTTTTCCTCTTCTTCCGTCTTAGTGGTTTAACATTACGTGGTTTACCTTTTGTAGGTTGACCTAATTTTACTTTTTGCCTAATTCTACTTCTTTTTTCTTTTGCAGACAACTCGCTTGCTGTTTTTGGTGTTTTTGAAGAAATCCTTTTACTGGGGCGACAATATGGAGTACCCCGTTTTTCACCTTTGCGACGCCCACATTTCTTCCCCGTGCGAACATCCTTCCAGTCTTCTTTAAACCACCTTTTGAGAGCAAGACCAGCTTTTGTTTTTCTAACAGCCATATTCGACCCATTAACTGTATTGAGTTTCTTTTCTTCTATTTGGCATTACAATACCACAACCACGTGCTACATTTTTGTTACTTGACGGTCGTTTTGCTACTTGTCTAGCAGCAATAGTCTTTCCATAACCGCCTGTTGATGCTTTTCTTACTTTAGGCTTTTTCTTTTTACTTTTACCATAATTAGCCGCACCAACTTTTCTACATTTTGCAATGGCACCTGAAGCATAAGCACTAGGAAATACACTATAACGAGCTTTAACTTTATGATAACAAGCGTCTTTAGGCATTTTTATTACTCCTTCTTATAGCTTCTTTTCCTTTTTTAAAAATACTAGCAACTTGCGTTTTTCCCATTACTTTTGCTCGTTGCTCTCCTACGGTTAATATTTGTATTTTTCTAGCAAAAGGTTTATTAATTTTTTTAACTTTAGCTACAGTAGATCTTGCGTCTGCGGGTGTGGCAAATTTTATTGATACTGTATCTTTTGGATTTTCATCTGTGTAGAGTCTTCTACCACTGCCTTTTGGTTTTTTACCCGTACCTACTTTAGGATCTTTTCTTTTTGCCACGTTTCTTTCTCCCAGCACAATGCGCTTTTTCACTAAACCCTTTTGGATTTTTACAATTAACAGAACGCTTTCGTTTTGCACTCCACTTTCGTTTTTGTGGCGGTTTTGTAACCTGTTGTCGCATAGAACTACGACCAATAGCCATTAGAATACTCTACTTATAAACGGCGCAAATATAATTAAAACAGCTAATCCCCAGATTTTTAAATCTAAACGATCAAGCTGTTTTTGTATTTGTTCATACCTCTTATCACACGATTTTTCGTGTTTTTCGAGCTTTTTTAAAACATCAGCTACTTTCATTTTAACACTTCCAACGTCTTCTTGCCGCACAGATACGTTTTTTGGGCGTTTTGCGGCAGTTGATATTATGCATTTTCGCTTGTCCAGCAGATCTTGAACAATACGATTTACGCCGTTTTGCACGGGCTTTCGACGGCTTTTTTTCCGTAACAGCGGTTTTGAGTTTACTTCCTGGATTTGCGCGACGATAAGCCCGAACACCTTTTTCTGTCATTCCCGCCCCACTTTTAGTGGAGCGGAAATTCCCTGACTTAACGGAAGTCTTTATTGGTTTAGACTTACGTTTTTTCTTTGTTGCCATAACTACTACCCAAAGAAAGCAGTAATAGAGTCTATATTCGTCAAAGTAACATGACAGTCTGTCTCAAACACCATACCGTTTTCAGGAATAGTTACTTGCGTATCGTCAGACGTTAAAAATGCCATAGTTAGCAATGTTGTTCCTGAGCCGCCACCGTCTTTAAAAACTGCGGCAGGACTACCCGACCCAGCTGTTTTTACAACAAATGATTTTAGTCGAGTGCGCCCACCAAATAGACTGCCCGTTGATGTTGCTGTTTTAGCAAAAATTGGTCCAGCCATCTGAGTCTCCCATTAAGCAGTTGGTGAATCAGATGAAATACCAAAGAATTTCAGAGCAATAACACCACCAGCACCTGCTGTGCCATCAATAACAACTTCAACTTCGTCAGCTGTTTCTGTAGCCGCAGTGGTTGCACCCCCTGACATACCAAGAACACCGTTACAAGGGAAGAAACCCTTAAAACCAGTTGAATTAATTGCAACAGAAATACCGTCTACAAATCCATCTGTGTCTGCATCTGTACCAATGTCAACAAGATTGACGTTGTTAGCCGCCGCACTTGTTACAGTGATGGCGCAACCCATAGGAATAAAATTAGACGGTATGCCAATGGATGCTTCTTTATGCTCTGTGCCAGACGCTGCAATAGTTATTGACGTGCTGTATGTGGAAAGAGTCATTGTATTTGTTGGGGCGTCTTTACCGCCTACAAGACTCGAAAATCCGTTTTCGGAACGGACTGGACCGTTGAAAGTAGTATTAGCCATGTTTTTCTCCTGTCGTGGCTAGTGTCAACCCCCCGATGGAGTTGTCAGGATAAATTTACTATAAACGAAAAAAGGGCGACTGAAAAGTCGCCCTTTTAAAAGTAGTAATAGAATTATGCTCCTGGAGAACCAAAAACACAACGTGGGTCTGAAAACCCGAAGCTATAACGCTCACGAGCTTTAAACCTCATATTACCAGTATCGAAGTCACCTTCCATCGCTGTACGAATTGGCGCACGTTCAAAATGCTTGAATCCATTAGGCGCATCTGTCTTGATAAAGAACGCATCTGTATCAGTCAAGAAGTGATTAATGGTGTATCCGTTCGGCAACATACCTGTGCTGCGGAGAGCATTGATATCGTTGTCGGCGGTTCCAACACGCATAGTTGAGGCCATTAGACGTTCTGCAATAAACTGAAGTGCAGGTGGAATAATTAGCTTCATTCCACGAAGAGCAATCTTCAATCCACGCTCATCAACGAAACCAGAGATACTAATCATAGCGTCTTCAAGAGAGGTTTCATTCAAATCAGCGGCAGTTGATGGCTCATTAGAGAAAGTGCCTCCACCATCTAGTGGGTGGTCAGTAGCACAAAGCTCTTTACCATCGCCACCAGTAAAGCTAGAGTTAAACGCATTATTCAATACGCTTGCAGCTTTAACTTGCTTCGTATGAGCCATAGAACGAGCCAGTGCCTTAGTATAACGAGATGCCAAACGGTCATACAAGTTATCTTCAATAGCTTCCTCAGTGATTGCGAAAGCCAAAGCAATGGTTTCGTGTGTGTAGCGAGAAGTAAATGACTCTTGCGCGTCATCAAAATTTACCGCTCCACCTTCATTTTTGGTTGGTGCCGCACCGAAGCCAGTTAGCATTACTTCTTCCTCGAACGCACGGTCTGATGACTCTGTTTCGAAGATTTCTGAATGCTCGTTTTCGTAACGACCATATTCCATGCCAAAGAGAGCATTGAGTCCAGGCTCAAGCTCTTTAGCCAGTTGTGCTCTAGAGATTGCCATTATTCAAAGCTCCTTATACGCCTACACCCTGCCGATAGGCGTGTTCGTTAATTAGAACGTACACGTTACCATTAGCAGAGCTAGAATCACTATTATCGGGGTCTTTACTATACCCGATAATCCGAAGTTGTGCAGTAGCAGTTCCTACAGTAGAGGAAATTTCTGCAATCGATCTTCCTGTAACAGTCGAACCGCTACCAGTTGAAGTCGTATCTGCGTTTGCATTTACAGAGTTTGCAGCCATCGTACCATCGCACTGGATTTCGTATACAATATACGGATCATCATATACAAGTGCTTTGATATCAGAGGCAGCAATACTTCCTGGATAGTAATTCGAAAATACAGGTTCTCCAGATGTTGGGTCAGTATAAGAACAACCTTGAAAAACACCTACGATTTTATCGGAAGAACCAGCTGCAACATCGATACCACCAGCGGCAGTAGCGATAACAGGTGAACCCTGAATAATTGCATTACTATGGTTACTTGCAATATCGTACTC